GGGGTCAAGGCTGACCTGAGTAACCTCAAGGAAATCTCCTTCGAGGAGTTCTCGGAGCAGTTCCTAGAGACCAAGCTCTTCGACCATCACAAATCCTGGATCGACCTGATTGAGGGTAGGGAACCCCGGTGGACACACCCGGCGATGACCTATGATGTCTCTAACGCCAACCGAGTCCTGATCAACGTTCCACCCGAGCACGCCAAGTCCACGGTCATCACGATCAACTACGTGACCTACCGGATTGCCACCGACCCTAACGTGAGAATCATCATCGTCTCCAAGACCCAGGGTATGGCTCGTAAGTTCCTCTCAGCAATCAAGACCAGGCTTTCCCATCCGAACTGGACCAAGCTACAGGTGTCCTTCGGACCCCAGGGTGGCTACAAGGCTGACTCGAATACTTGGTCGGCTGATATGATTTACCTAGGTACTGGACGCGACAGTGGAGAGAAAGACCCCACCGTCCAGGCTCTTGGCTTTGGATCTCAGATCTATGGTGCTCGCGCCGATCTGATTATCCTCGACGATGTGGTGATGAACGCAAATGCCCACGAGTGGGAGAAGCAAATTGAATGGCTTCAAAAAGAAGTTATCACCCGTCTGGGACGGCACGGAAAACTGCTAGTCGTAGGAACCCGTGTCGCTCCCATAGATTTATACAAGATGATCCGGGACGGACAGCAGTGGACCGGGGGTAAGAGCCCCTTCACCTATATGGCGATGCCAGCCGTTCTTGAGTATGACGAGAATCCGGCAAACTGGAAAACGCTATGGCCTTGGACTGACAGGCCTGAAGGTGACATCGATGAAGCTAACGAAGACGGTCTCTATCCCAAGTGGGACGGACAATCGCTCTTCACGCGGCGCAGCGAAGTGGCACCCTCTGTCTGGGCGATGGTTTACCAGCAAGAAGACGTCCAAGAAGATTCCATCTTCCCCCCAGCCTGCATCGCAGGCAGCGTCAACGGAATGCGCAAGCGAGGTCCCCTCAAGCCTGGCGTACCTGGTCACCCAAAGTCTCTTGAAGGCTTTACCATTATAGGTCTTGACCCAGCTATGTCGGGTGCGACAGGTGCAGTCGTCGCTACCTACAACAAGCTTGACGGTAAGATCTACATCCTCGACGCTCTCAATATGACAGAGCCTAGCCCACAAAAGATTCAGAACCTGATCGAAGATTGGGTGCAGAAGTACAGACCGCAGGAGTTGCGCATTGAGATCAACGCACACCAGAAGGCTTACGCCCTGGACGATAATCTCCGCCATTGGCTCGCTGCTCACGGCTGTGCGCTGGGTTCTCACTTCACTGGCAAAAATAAGTGGGATACTGGTTTTGGTGTCGCTTCTATGTCGACTCTCTTTGGCACTGTCCGCGACGGACGGTTCCAAGACAACAACATTATTGAACTTCCTTCGAATGAAGGTTCGGAAGGTCTAAAGACTCTCGTCCAACAGCTGATCACCTGGAAGGCTGATACGAGAAACCCAACCGATACTGTGATGGCACTATGGTTCGCTATCCTCCGCATCCGCGAGGTAATGCAGCAAGGATCTCAGGTATCACGGTGGATGAACAACCGCTGGTCCACCAGACAACAAAAAGCACAGCGAGGCTCGATCAACCTAGATGAGGCCTTTGCTGAACAGTGGTCTCAAGTATACGGATAGGAACTATGGCGCTCTCACAGGAACAGATTGCTGCACGTGTGCAGTCAATGCGTTATCGCAACGCTGACCGCGATGCACGCAACCTTGATGTGCTGGCTGTGCGTAAGGGAAGAATCTCTGAAGTCTATCCTGACTTCTTCCCAGATGGCGTTGATGCCAACGTAGTAGCTAACTTCGTCGACATTGTAGCCAAGGACCTCTCCGAGGTAATGGCACCACTGCCTGCAGTCAACTGCTCTGCAGCTAACCAGACTTCTGATCGAGCACGATCCTTCGCTGACAAGCGTACACGCATCGCCTCGAACTACCTCGCACATTCCGATCTCGGCGTCCAGATGTACTCTGGCGCAGATTGGTATCTCACATACGGTTTCCTCCCATTCATCATTGAATTGGACGAGGAAGCGAAGATGCCTCGCATCCGCCTAGAAAACCCACTGGGGTCTTACCCAGAGTTTGACCGCTACGGACGATGCGTTGCTTTCGCAAAGCGATATATGATGACACTAGGTGAGCTTGTCACCCTGTTTCCAGAGTTCGAATATGAGTTGCTAGGACGTGAAGGCTATAAGCAAGACCTCACGCAACAGCTTGAGCTCATTCGATATTACGATGCAGACCAGTCCGTTGTATATCTACCCAACAAGGATAACCTAGTTCTTTCTCGAGCTAAGAATCCACTCGGCAAAATGATGATCGTTGTAGCACGCAAGCCATCCATCGATGGTGAATTGCGTGGACAGTTCGACGACATCCTCGGTATCCAACTTCTCCGTAACCGCTTTGCTCTCCTAGCTATGGAGGCAGCAGAGAAGTCGGTACAGTCGCCTATCGTTCTCCCACAAGATGTGCAGGAGCTTCCGCTTGGTGGCGACGCAATCATCCGCACCGCATCTCCACAGGCTGTACGCCGTGTCGAACTCAGCATTCCTGCTGGTGCGTTCACAGAGCAGACACTGCTCAACCAAGAACTTCGAACCGGAGCTCGTTACCCTGAGGGTCGTACCGGAAACATCGACGCTTCTATCGTCACCGGTCAAGGTGTGCAGGCTCTTATGGGTGCATTCGATACCCAAGTCAAGAGCGCACAGGCTATCTTCGCTAGCACACTGCGTGATGTTATCTCGCTCTGCTTCGAGGTAGATGAGAAGATTTTCCCTGAGTCCAAGACCATCCGTGGTGTTGACTCTGGTAGCCCATACGAAATCGAGTACAACCCAAAGAAGGACATCAAAGGAGACTACTCCGCAGATGTTCGTTACGGTATGCTCGCTGGTCTCAACCCAGCACAAGGTTTGATCTTTATGCTACAGGCTCTCGGTGGAGGTCTGATCTCAAAGGATCTCGCAATGCGCGAGCTTCCATTCACCGTCAATGTAACTCAAGAGCTCGAGAAGATCGAGATTGAGAATATGCGTCAGTCTCTGCTTGGGTCTCTCCAGGCATACACTCAAGCTATCCCACAGATGGCTGCAACGGGTGGAGATGCTGGCACTATCGTACGACAGATTGCATCGGTGATCAAGGCAAGACAAAAGGGACGGGCTCTTGAAGATGCTATTGAGGACATATTCGCTCCTCAAGAACAGGTTCCTCCTGCCGGAGCTGCCCCTTCTATGGTTGAGCAACCGTCCCCTGCTCCCGCTGAAGCTCCGGTGGGAGGCGCTCCTTCTCCAGTAGAAGCAGCACCAGCCCCAGCACCAGATGTACAACAGATCCTTGCAACACTGACAGGAGCTGGTGGAGCGCTAGGAAGAGCTACCACCGTTTCACGACGACCTATCTAAGGAGTGATGATGCCAGCAAGAAAGAGAAAGGCGACTCCTAAGAGAAAAGTCCGCACCATCAAAAGGATTCGAACAGTAAAGAATCCTTATCATACAGAACTAGAAGTCTACGCAATCTGGCTCAACGAGTACTTCAACGCTCTCAAAGCGGCAGGATTCCCAGAGGACATCTGCCTTAGCCTGATTATGGAAAAAGATTCATACCCTGCTTGGGTGCAGTTCAAGTTACCAAACAATGTAAACCCAAGCAAGTATCTTGACGAAGAGGATGAAGACTAATGGCAGAGCTTTCTGGAACAAAGATCTCCGGAACTGGCGGTAATGGTCAGGGCGGAAAGCAACCCATTCGCTACATCCCTGATATGCAATCACTCGGATCAACCGGGCAAGACACTGTGGCGCAGCAAGAGAGCGCTGCTATGTACAGGGAGCCAGCAGCTCCTCAGGCATCGCTTCGTGATTTGCTTTCTCCAACAGAAGCACCAGAAGAGCCAATCAGCGCTGGTGTGGGCTTTGGTCGTGGTGCGGGTCCAGAGGCGCTACCAGCAGGTCTTGGTGGTCCTAGGGCGGTAGAGAATACAGAGATCGTCTACAAGTATCTTCCAGCATTGATGGAGGCAGCCAAGCTTCCAGATGCCCCAGACTCCTACAAGAGCTTCCTTAGCTACCTGATGGGTAATCTTCAGTGAGTAGTTTTTCACCAGGCACGTTATTCGATAACGTCGACAAGTTTGCCAACTCTCTTGGATATGAGAATGCCGGGATTGTTTTGTCCCTTTCTCTTGTTCCCTGGGATACACCAGAAGATAGGGACGCATTCATTGCGGCAATCACACAAGAAGTCCCACGGGGCGGAAACAACCGAATCTACAGGAGGCGCTAATGTCTTTATGGCAAGAGTTCCTCGATAACATCGCCAAGCCCGTAGGGCGTAACATTGTTAGTGGCGCCGAGTATGCCGGTCAAAAGCTTGGCGAGATGATTGCTTCTCCGGCTAAAGCAGTTGGAGATATTGTCATCCCTGCTGCGGTAAACATCGGAACAACCAAGCCATTGGCTGAGCTCAACCTGAGCGAGAAGGCACGCCAGAAGGTCAAGGAAGATCTTCAGTTTGCTGCCAAAGAACAGGCGATGAGCAACGACATCGTTCTCAAGCTTGGTGTTGCAGCACACGACAACGTGATCTCCCCATACATTACACGCCCTATTGGAACCGTTGCTCTCGTTACCGACCCAGAGTCGCCACTGTATCAGGCTGACAAGTTCGAAAAGGGTTTTCAAGTCAACGACTTGCGTCGTGCGTACAATAGAACAGAGCAGATCAGCCTAGGGCAGGCGCTCACTAAGTCTGACATTACCCCGATCAAGACGCTGGCATCTGTCATCCTCCCTATGGGTGGCATTGACATCGAAGAAGTCGACTTGTGGAATGACCAGGATGTGGAGAATGCGTTCGTTGACAACACGGTTGGACGCTGGTTTACCGGGTTTACAGATTTTACTGTAGCAAACGTAGCAATTAGCGCAGTCGGTGGTGCTGCAGCACGGGGCAGCAAGTTTGCTGCACGCAAGACAGGCTTTTCAACACGCGGCAGAGCTACTGAGGCTATGGAGCGAGACATCGACGAGTCGATTCTCTTTGCTCAGGGTGCAGGTGGTAAGCAAAGCAACATCGGTGACGACATTTTGCTTATGGCTCAGACAAGAAGCGATGCCGAGATTGCTGACATCCTACAAAAGTACAGCAACAATGAGAACCTCGTTAGCCCTATTGCTCAGGCTACCAACCCAGAGACGGTTAGAGATCTGCTTCTTGCAGATAAGGGTTACCTGCCAGCACTCGACAGACTTTCTAAGAATGCCCCAGCGGATCTCTT